TTGTTCCTTTAGGGCTAATAGATCTGCTTTTAATTGCTCGAAGTTGGTCTTGTCAGTAATGGGGCCTCCAACGATCCATGCATCGCAAATTCTAAGTGAGGCACATTTAAAGTCAAAGATTTCGCAGTAACCCAAATCTCCAGCTTGCTCAACTTCCTGTGCATCCGACCCAATGCCTTTGCTAATACAATCTGTGAGTTTTGTTGTCTGGTTAAACCCAGCACAATTACCGCAACGCATTGTCTTTGCCTCTTTGACCGATCCTCCAAAGATCTTTGCTTTTGCCGTCCAGTAATCTTCATTCGGCTCCTTCGGGTTGGCGGGGCCGTAATGTGCTACATCAATAGCCTTCTGCCGATTGGCTAGGTTGGTTTTGATGTCCTGTGTAGGGAGTGGACACTTACTCTCAGCCATTATTCGCTCCGTGCTTTGTCCAATTGACCAACAATTTTTTTAGCCCTTGAGAGTCCCGCATCACCGCCCCATCCCATGTATGCTTGCCATCCTTTGCCTTGCTCGCTCCATGTCGAACCCTTCTTGTCCACTTCATGCCGTGAAAGGAAGCTGTAGATTCTACGCCAAGTGCGGGGAGAAAGCTTTTTGCGTCCGATAATATCCCTAGCCCTTGCGATTCCAACTTGTGTCATTCCACGCTGACTGGCTGGCTTTTCAGCCCTTACCCGCAAAGCAGACTTAGCCGATTCGACCATCCCATCACTAGGATAAAGATCAATATCAGCGATCCCCTGCATTTCAATTGCGTCCAGTACCATCTCTGCATCTTGTGTGGTAAATTCTTTAGAGGTGCTGGTGCGCCTTGCCCTAGATGGAACATAATCGTCCTCTAGGTGCTGTTGCTGAATCTTGGCGACTTCTTCTTTAGGCTGTTGGTCTGGAACCTGTGGCTGTTCTTCTGGTGCTGGTGCTTGCGCCTGTGGGAACGCTGGCATGGATGGCTTGAAAGCCTCTGAAATCGACTCGATTGGAACATCCATCTCTTTTGAAAGATCTTTGGCAAATTTAACCTCATAGGCTCGTTGCCGTAGTGCCTCTTCATAGTCCTCGCCTTTAGCTCCGTACACCTCTGCCGCCGTCCGCAGCCCTGCCTTGAACTCGCTGATATTTGCTTGTGAATCGCGGCCTACATCTATGGTGCTATCTGATGGGTAAATCCACTTGCCCTTTGTGAAGTTGCTATTAGGTGGTATCTTGCCCCTAGAAATGCCGTCTGCAATTACCAAGTTCTTGATCTTATCAAAGAAGCGATCCTCTAGGATATTCTGCCAACGCTTAAATGTGCGTGAGGCCAGAGCCATTTCCAACCGTACAGTGGGACCCCCAAGCTTGGAAAGATCGTAGCAGAATCCGAATGGAAGATTAAAGGCCAAGGCAATCATGTGAACGATCAAATCCACATACCCTTGGAACGCCGAAGAGGGGCGATTGCTTTCGAACATTTTCATCTCCGAACCAGTGGGGATATAGTTAATTTGCCCCCTCTGCATGTTTTCGATATTCATCGTATTGCCATACGAATCTGTCTGAGCTTGGTTAAAGTAGGATGCGGGATCGTCGGAAGATCCTGTCGCATTTGAAATTGTCATAATTCGGAAAGCCGCGTTCTTAACGGCAAGGTTTTCCGCATCCATGGTTTCGGCAAGATCCTTGCAATAGTTAATAACAGAGGCCAGATGACTACGACCACGAACTTCGTCCAATCGTAGGGGATCGTAAATAAACAAGAAAGACGATGCGGGGATTTCCTGTGCGTCCGTATAGAAATTGCCTTGCGTCCGTCGATAGACTTTATACGACTCCGTGCGCCCGAATTTGTCGAATTTAACTCCACCAATGTACTCTTGGCTAGAAGTTGGATTATCGAACATGCCTCCAATACGATCTGCCTCTACTGCTTGAATTCGAATATCGCTATTAGGATCTACTTGATCTCCGATAGATCTCTCCCTAGTAATTACGAACCCAACATCGCCGTCACGCAGTACAGATCGAAGAGCAAGATGAGACAAGGCGTGGAAATTATTCCTACCAAAAAAGTCGCACTTCCTTCCCCAAGCCGACCAGTAATCCTCATATATCTGATCGATATTTCTATCTCCAGTGCGGGACATATATCTGAAATTACCAAGGGCATACTGCGAGAATTTTAAAAGGATTGATCGGATGATTGGATTGTTGTCCTCCAAGTCACGACCAGCCTTAATCAATTCAATGCGCTCAAATGTAGAGTTGTATCCTTCACCACCAGACAATGGCCGTGATGGTAGTCTATCTCTAAGGGGATATGCCCCAGCGAATCTTGTTAATTCGGTGAGCTTGCACTTGTCGGCAAGTCTTTTAACCCCAAATTTAGGGTTGATCGCCGTAAGAGCTTTCTCGAAGAAGTTGAGACTAGGCATAAATTATTTCTTTTGGCAACTGCCCTTCTCGTATGGCTTTGTTCCTGCAACTGGCTCGTATCCCTCCCAACATCTTCCCTCTTCTTTTCCCATATTTTCAGTTGTAGCTTTTTTCCTTGGAAGTTCAATATTAAACCCAAGTTTCTCAATATACTGAAGAGCATCATCGTAATAGTGAGCGACAATGTTTGTATCTTGAGTTGGGGGAATCTTTGTGTTCACTTGGTAAGCCCTAGCAATACCTTCTTTTGGCTGTTTTAAAAGCTCTTCTTTTATGCGGTAATATTCAACTTTATCTTCTTCGCTTGAAGGATGCTCTGCCCTTGTGATCTTGTGGGAAAGATCCATGAGTTGTTTAAATAGTGTGATTGCCTTGCTTGAATTTTCAAGCATTACAAGAGCTTTATCAATTAAGTTTAGTATTTTCATATTATTGAAGTGTTAATAAGTACTTTAGCCTGTTTAATTCACCTACCACTCCATCTCGCAGATTGAGCAAATCGGTGTCGGATGGCTTTACGCTCCGTGTGAATTCGCCCATTAAAAAGTCGATTGTCTGATTTGCTAGAGTAACTCCAGCCCCATCTACAAGGTTCATAAGAGAGATATTGAAGTTATTATTTGCATAAGCTCTTCCGTATCTTCCAAAATATGTCTCAAGAAGTTCATCAATTGAATTGTCTAGGATCTCATAAATCTTTCCGAAACTATTGTGATGGCTGTAGCTTTTCGTCTGCCAGTGATAGATTCTGAATTGATTCTGCGTATAAAGTAGCTGTGCTACAATGATTTCTGCATTGTTCTTGGGAGAAATCTCTGTCAGAACTTCGACTGGAGCTTTAACAACTTGAAAATCGTTTTTAAGCTTATCAACTTTTTCAATCATTTTATCGAGGTGATTCATATTTATCGCTATTTATATCAACTAGATTAAGTCCTGCCACCCCTTGAATAATCTGGGAAAGTGCGATTGATTCTGGCTCTCGGACCCGCCAAGCGATTGATGGCTGCCGTGCATTCCATTACTGTATTCTGTAGCTCTTGTAAATTGGCTCTCGTAAGTTGCCTTCCACCAATGCTATAGGATGCTCCAGTCTTTAGAATGGCTTCGATTGCTGTTAGGGTTTCTGTTCGAATTTGTGTAACTGTGGCTAGGTCTAAACCGTAATATACACCTTGGATAGCCATGCTTTTGTATAGCTGTCAACTCTTGCGCTTATATTTACGCCGTTGTTTTACTCGCCTCCAGATAACTTCGTTTTTATCAAGACCAATAGAGATGTGCATCATTTTGTTATAAAACCCATACCCAAGCCCTGTGACTATCATAAAATAGCTGAATACATGTCCGATTGCATAAAATAAATAGGATAAAGCTGTATTCATTCTTTAACTTCTTCAATTTCAACTTTGTCATCTTGAGGTACTGGCATGCACCCAGATAGCATCGCTCCTACTAGGTTCATGCATTCTGCATCCATCAAATGGTTATCCTTGCGAATTCTATGCCACACCATTTTAGTCCTTCCAGAAAGCGGATTATACTTTGCTCTCTTCACCTCTGCGCTTAAATGGCTGTGCCACTCTTCGGGGCAATCGTCTGGTATTTCCCACTTGGACATCTTGCCATTCTTTAACAAGCTCAACATGTCCTTTACAGATGGATTCGACCATCGAATGACAGCGCATTTGGATTTCATTAGCCCTTCTGCTTGTGCCGATCTTCCTGTTCCCGATAAAGGATCTCCCCAATTTATGGTACTGTATGGTCTTATCATTCGTCCAGTTGGCGTGATATGAACAAATTGTGCCGAGTCAGATCCAAGCAAACAAGTCCATCCCCACTTACAGGCTTGAAAGTAAACCTCTCTTGTATTGGAACCGCTATCGCAAAATACCATTTTGTCTGCCACTTTCCAGTCTAGTTGCAAAGCTCGTAACGCATCCCATGATTCCAGTTTTCCACACCATTCCAGCTTTGACTCTCCGTTGTTTTTCCATCCACGAACGACTACCCACATGTGAAACCCTTTGGCTTCTTGAATGTCTGCTGTGATGATTCGCTTATCGCATCCATCGAACTTCTGTCCCATCTTGTACCCAGATCCAGATACCTTTGTCTGATTCTCCTCCTCGACCTCCACCCAAGGTTGCCCAAGCACTGAATTCACGAAATTCTGTAGTCCCATGACGCTCTTCTTATCATTTAGAAACTGTACGCATAGCTTCCCAAATGTTTCCCAAGGGGAATAAATGCCCGAAAGATGGTAGGATTTGACTTGAGGCTCTGGATTAAGGTTTGTTGGCTTCCATTTGCCCATTCTAAGCATCTTTGTCTTGTGGCCGTCAGTTATCCTTCCCTTGCACGAAACGCACTCATAATAGGCACTGGAGCGCACTTTTTCGTTATCCCACTCTCCATCTGCGTTCTTGGCGTTCTCGTCCCACTTTACTTGAGGCCAAGTAAGTATTTGCTCCTCGTTGCAAAAAGGACATGGCACATAGTAGTATCTCTGGTCACCCCTCTTGAAGCTTTGCCAGATATGGCCGTAATCTGTGGTTGGGGTGGATGTTTGTACCGTAAGGGATAAGGGATAGGTCTTCGTCCTAACCTCTGCCAACTGAATCGAATTAGCTTCCTT